ACGAGCGTTACCAGAAAGAGGAATGAGTTTGTTAACAGATACGACAGTAACATTTACATCTGACATTGACACTTGACGAGTGTTGCTCTCCTCTCTCGGCTCTCTGATTAACTCAGGCATACCCAACTGCGCTCGCAACGTGGTGATGGCAACACCGTTACGACCTTCAGCCATATCTAAATGATGTGAGTGCCATACGTCGTACGGGTCTTTGAGTACATTCCATCTGTACTGACCTACCTTGAACAACACCTCGTTGCTTATGGGGGTCTCTGGTAAGCCTTCGTCTAAGTGTGCTCCGATTAAACCCTCTAGGAACGTTTCTAAGCCATCAATCTGACCCCGAAGGTGGTCTAAGTACCCCCCGTCAAATCCTGTGCCGTCTAAATCGGGCAGGGATTCCAACAACGCTAGGAGTGCTGAGTCATCATACGAAGCCAAATCACTCGTGCGGTTATCTGCAAGCACAATACGCTTAGCGGTATCTTCGTCCACATCTACGTACGTTACATTAACGGACGACCATTTTAATTTCTTTATCGCTTGCCACGTATGCGAGCCAGCAAGAATGTAATTAGTTTTACGGTCAACAACAATTGGTTTGTATTGACCATGCGCTAGTAAAGAATCAGCAATTGCATCAACATCACCGCGACGTGGATTCTGGGGATACGGTTCTACATCACCAACTGGTATCACGGTAGTACCAGTAATCTTTACATTCACGAAGACGTTACCTTTTCATCCACACATTCCACCAACTCAAACAAATCGGCTTCGGCGAGCGCACGTACGAACTGTGGGGCTGGAAGTGATTCGTCAACATCTGTACGAGACCAAACCCAAGCACGCCAAGATAATTCGACGCGCAAGGCACGTTCAGTAAAGTCATTCCACTGAAACTCACCTATCTCAGTCAACAACTCCTCGGCGGTAGGGGCTGAAGTGCTACCACCGCTTTTCCATTTTACTTTCCACACATAACGGAACATTACAGCACAATCCTCTCTCGTCAATCTCACTTACAGTATTTACTTTGACCAGTTGTCACCTGACCAAGCATCAACCTGTGACCAAGAACCTTCTTCTACAGAGTCACTGTGGTCAGCACCAGCAAGTTCTAATGCCAACATATCTTCATCAGACAGAGTTGATGCGCTTTCGTACTGGACTACGTCCTCATAGTTCACGACGCGACCACGACGCACCTTCATATACGACCATTCTGGAATCTCCTCTATCCAGTCCAACTTAACACCAGCACTCTGTACGGCTTTACCGAGCAGAACTTCTGTTGAAGCGAAGATGAATGACCCAGCAAGAGTCTGACCTACCGCTAACGGACTTGAACAACAACGGGCTAGATGAAGGTCTGCGCCAGTCCGTACATCTAACCAAGCCACAGCAGCACCACCCTCTATCAGACCGAGCAATTCTGTTGGCTTTGACTCTGTCGCTTTGTACGAAGCCAACATTGAGAAGATTGCCTCACTGTCAACTTCTGCCTTACGAGCAAGCGACGTATAGTTGGCAAAGATTTCTTTGTGATTACTGACGTGACCATTGTGTACACCTACAACATCCCCAACCCTGATTGGGTGGTTGTTCAGATTGTTTAACGGTGAACCAAGCGTTGCAAACCGTGTATGAAAGATTGCAGTCTTAGCATCAACAGGAAGTCGGTGTCCATACTCTTTGATGAACGCGAACGCATTGACGTTGGACTTGAGGTTTTTAATCTCACGCTTCTCTGGGCTTCCAGTAACGAAAGCCATACCAGTAGCATGAGCACCACGGGTCACAATCTGGCTTAGCAAAGCAGTGCCAAGTGATTGAGCATTTACATCTTCGTCAGTCTTCAGACTGAAACCAGCAATTCCGCACATAATTTTTCTCTCTCTCTGTCTCGGTGATTACGCTAGAACTACAGCGCGGTTAGTTAGGTAGGTTACGGTTTCTTCAGCAAGTCCAGCGTGCTGTTGAAGGTCTGCGAGCATATCGGTTAGGTCAACTCTGATGTTGCCCTCAACGTGAGTCTTTGCAGCAGTGATTAACGCTTGTCCGAACAGAATCCAGTGGCGCAACTTGACACCATCAAGTGAACCTTGATGTTGACGGATTTCTACAGTGCCATACTTTGGATACGACATAACATTGATTTTGCGGAAGCGGTCAATTGACTGGTGGATACGACCATAACTGTTAAGGTCGTGTTGGATTGAGCGGAGTTCTTGGTCGCTCAGGTTGCGGCAGTAAGTGTTGCTGTTACCACGGCGTGACTGTGAAACGAGTGAGTCAATTGCGGTCTGACGCTCTGCCCACAGTGTTACGAAGGCAGCAATCTCAGAACCAGTTAGCCCAGCCATATCGTGGTGAACGTGGATTCCTGTGGTTACGTTGACACTTGCACCAGCATTTTGCAGAGTGGTTACGGCTAGTTCGAGTTGAACTAGACCAGCCTCACCGCGCAGTGGGGGAGAAACAAGTTCACCGCAACCGTTACCCATTGAACGGACAGAAGCATCTGGTACAAGTTTCCAGTGGCGGCGAGTATTGTGATTGTACGACTCATTCACGGCGTTGATACCAGCAGCCTGTAACGCAGCCTCGGCATCAGAGCGACTGATTCCACTGAACTCTATCTCTACACCAAATCGGCGACCCTGAACTGATGATGTACCGCCATTCATTCTTAAGATACCTGAACGTACAGCGTTGCGAGCAGATGAAGCAGTTGAGTAACCCAACGCATCTGCGATTGCTTGAAACGTATTACCTTGCTCGTACATTTCTACAGCACTACGAAGACGGGCTTCAGTAATATCTGCTCTGACTCTCATTCTTGTCATCTTGCGTTTTCCGTTTCTCTATGTGGTCTGGGTCTTTCCCATTACCTCAATTCTAGCGAACTGGGGTTAGGTGTCTAGCCGTGATACTCACCATTTTTGGCGTGGCTCGTCAACGGGTACTCCATGACCTGCCCGTTTACCGTGTGACCTAGATAACAGTCTGACCGAAAGGGGGTTTGTACCAAATGTCCGAAACAACAAAGGTTACTGGCTGGTATTCGATAGCCGTTTACAACGGCTGGTTAATCATTCCCTTGCCCCTTTGATTCTAGTATCCAACAAATCTTTCAAACGAGTATTAGCCTGTATCCCTACACCAACATAAGTAAAACCAGCAGCAATAGCAGCATTAGCGTCAAGTAGGTTTCGAGCATCTACAATTTTGCGTGAAGCCATCACCGCTCCTACTGCATGAAGGTCATACCCAACAAACTCAGACCATTCTGTGAGAATTACTAAACCTTCAGCACCTTTACACGCCTCGACAGGGTCTTTCACTGTATCCCACGGCAAATCTTTTGTGTCGGCTACTGGGTCATACGCCACAACTTCTGCACCCAACAAAATCATCTCTGTAATAACAGCAAACGCTGGACTTTCTCTCATGTCTGAAGTATCAGCCTTAAAAGAAAGACCCCACACAGCAATCTTCTTCCCTGCTAAATCTCCGACAATCCATTCTAAACGATTTACAATTTTCTTAGGCTGTTCATCATTTGACTTTACAGCAGCCCTTACAATTCTAAGTTCTATTTCATGGTCATGTGCAGTAGACAACAAAGCCATTGTGTCTTTTGGAAAACAAGAGCCACCCCAGCCAGCACTAGGGGAAAGGAACAACTCACCAATCCTGCGGTCACTACCAAAGCCCCTGCGAACGTCTCCGTAATCTGCCCCTATAGCGTCACACAATTCTGCAATCTCATTAGCGAATGAAATCTTTGTAGCCAAGAAACCATTAGCAGCATACTTACAAAGTTCTGCGCTAAGCGTAGACATAAGCATTATTGGGGCTTTGATACTACGGTACAACTTGGTGACAAACTCCCCTGCCTCTAAATTGTCAGCACCAATCACTATTCTGTCTGGTTTTAAGAAATCTTGTACGGCATTACCTTCACGCAGAAACTCTGGATTACTTACAACGGTTACATCTTTACGGTCAATTAAATTATTTAAGAAAGAGGCTGTACCAACAGGGCTAGTTGATTTATTTACAATAACAGCCCCTCTACGAAAGAACTTTTTATTTGAAAGAACAAAGTTTTCAAGGTATGAAATGTCGGCAGAACCATCTTCACCACGTGGTGTTGGAAGACATAAGATAACAATATCGGCATCTTTAAGAATGTCTGTAGCATCAATTACAAATCCTAATCTGCCTTGCATTACATTCTTGTACACTAATTCTGAAAGATTCTTTTCAAAGAATGGAATACGACCCTGTTGAATAGACAACACTTTTGATTTGTCACTCTCGACACAAATTACACTATTACCTAGTTCAGCAATACAGGCTGCGGTAGTTAAACCAACAAACCCTGCTCCTATAACAGCAACATTTAACATCTTTGAATCTACGCCAACCATTACTTTCCTCGGATTATTTTATAGACAGTTACCTCGGACATATTTATGGTCTCTGCTATCTCCCTATATGTAACGTTTTGTTTTCTTAATTCAAGAACTTTATTACGACGACCAATAGCAGTCTCAACAATTTCTTCTTGCAACTTTTTTATTTTATTGGTCTGGTCTTTTACGGAGAGCAACAATTCATCTTTGTTTTGATTTTCTAATAGGTCACTGTTCATACGCACACCCTACATCATTTCCACAACTGGGGTTAGTCACGCAACAACACCATTTACAGTTAATACAAGAGCATTACGACCACGCTGGGGTGCTTTGAAGGTGATTGACTGAAGATATGCAGGTGAGTCGTCAGGCATAACCTTTGCATCTACAAGACCGTCAATAGCAGCCTTTACAGCAGGATTACAGGCAGCAACATCTTGGAGTCTGCCCCCTTTTTGGTACACCTCGACAATAATGTCACACTGCTTTAACGTAGGTATGTTTTGATTTCTTGCAAGGATACAAAAAGCATAACGCCAAGTCTTTACATTCTCTGCTCTCTGCCATCTGTTTCCTGCACGTTCACTGTTGGTCGTCCACGGACGTTGTTCAAGAGTTAACGTCCAAGTGTCAGACATAGTTTCCCTCATCATCAAGTACAACAAAAGCATTACGTATTAAGACTGGTTTCTCTTTTGGTATCTCGTACGAGTGTACAAGCCAACCATTTGTGTAACTAAGTTCTCTATTGGATTCAACGTAGCCGTGACAACCAGACGTACCTGAACCACAAATCATCATCAAATTACTAGGTTCATTCAAACTGGTATCCCTGCTCCCACCCATTTTTCTTGGCTTACGGTGGTGCAATGATACATAAGACGAACTGTTAAGAGGCTTATTACAGATTTCGCAAGTCCCACCGCCACGCATTACTACACTCATACGAACGAGAGGTGTAGCACCTGTGTATCTACGTGCCATTACACAGTCAGGGCTTTACGTGACGTACTAGACATTTCTAGTTGATTGCCTACAAGAGCAACACGGTCAAACCGAGTCACAAGTTCTTCATACGCACGCCAAAACTGCGAACGTGAAGTTTCTACATTGTCGCTCATACAAAGACTGCGCCAACCTAAGTGTTGAACTGTCTGAGATATAGCGTCGTGCGTAAACACTGGGTAACCATACGTCCCAGTCACTCTCATCTGCACCATGACTTCTCCCCACGCTTCAATCTTGCTCGGCGCAAGTGAACCTGACTGCTCTGCAACTTTACGTCGTATTGAGGCAATTGACAACCAACGGTCAGAAGTCATGAGCAACTCTTTAACTGCCTTCTCAACATCTTCTACAGACAAGTCTGCAAGAAGTTCTGCATAAACACTTACAGTTTCTTTTGTAAGTGGATATTGAGGATAAGCAACAGCACATAACGCTAGAATCTTGGCAGCCTCGACATTGTTCATTGTTCTGCACCTATCTGGTCTTGAAGATAATCACGGATAGCAGAGAAGCCACGCGGCTCATTCTGCTTTTGCTTACGCACTGCCTCAAGACGTAGTCGGTCAAAGTGCTCACGTAACTTTTGTGGGCTACGTACATTCATTGACCAGAAGTCATCCTGTGTTGCCCAAATGATAGCCCCTTGAATCTGCTCTGAAGTCCTGCCATCTATACGCATCATACGGTCAATAACCTTGAGCCATTCTTTTGTCACAGACGGACGCTTGAAACCATTACGTTCAATACAGTCTGCAAGTAAGTTACAAATCTCATTAGTGTCAGAATTATTAAATTGTGAACTCTCTGTTTCATTCTGGCTCTCGTTAATAATGGCTATGGTTAGTGTGTCGTTTTCTTCGCTAGGGGTAGGTACATTTTCTTCACCACGTGACCTGTCTTTATTTTCCCCACCATGCGAAGATTTTACGCTAGGGGGGATACTACAAACGGTATAAATGTTTGATGTGTAACCACCATCATCTTTGTAACGGCGTTCTTTCTCAAGAGCACCAAGTTCAAGTAGTTCTTTAATCGCTGAATCTACAGTCCTGTCAGAACAACGCATACGAGCAGCAAGTGTTTGTCTTGAAGGAAAACACATACCATCTCTGTCAGCATACCTACGAAGCACAGCGTACAAACGTATAGCAGCAGATGAAACGTCAGCATCTAGCACCCATTCAGGCACTATTGCAAAGTAGTAATCAGCAGAAGTTTTGTCAGTCATTCTTACTCCTGTCTGAAATGTGGGAAGCGAAACGTACTCCATAAAAGTCTTTGCGACACACCACGTAAATAAATTACAACAGTGTGTCGCAGAGAATTACTTTTAGTTTGGGGATTCTGCCAATTCTTCTTCTTCAATGTCACTTACAACATTTTCTTTTGTCACTGTTTCTTGTACAACATCTTGTACAACCTGCGGTGTGAGTTCAGCCTTCTTCTGAGTGTACAAAGATAA